ACACCATTCCCACACATCAAATGCGAACAGCTCCTATACTACTTCTATGCACTCACACAGCAAGCAGTAGTCAACCTGATTGAAATGACTCAAAAGATACAGGATCTTCTTGACAGTGGAGACGAATCAGCACAAGACCTAAATGCCTGGATAGCCTCAAAGGTTAATGGAACAATAGTTCAGGATGGAAAGACATACAATAAGGTCACATTTGACGGTACAGACTTCCTAGTCCCATTCTTTCACAATATCAAAATCTATCAACTTGAAGAGACCAGAGACATCATTGACTTTGGAACTGCTCGTACATTTGCAGGTAACAAGATAATTATTGATTATGACTGGCATAAGTCATAAAAGGGTGCTATAATAAGTATTGAGGAAACGCCCCTTTTATAATCTATAGAAAGAGGTGACATAAATTATGGCATATTCACGTGGTACGAGTGCAAACATCATCGTTGGTGCTGCAGCACTCTTTACATATGACGGTCCTATCGGTCTCGGTGTCGATGGTAAGATCACTGACGCAGGTGCTGCGACAGACCTTATCGATTTCGATACTACAGCATCCTACAAGGACACACTAACTGACACATCTGGAAGCGGTTTCAGCAACGTCGGTTACACCAGCAACGGTCTTGAACTTCAATTCCAACCTGACTTCGGTGAGGTTAGAGTTGACCAGGTTCTTGACGTAGCCAAGCTTTACAAGCAGGGAATGCAGGTGAACCTCAACACATCGTTTGCTGAGGCAACACTTGAGAACCTTCTGTTTGCTATCGCTGGTCAGTCAACTGACTTGGTAGGCGGAGAACTTCGTCTATCTGCAGGTGACATTGGTGAGTGTCCTGTTGAGCGTGGTCTAGTTGCAATTGGTCCAGGAACTGGCGATTGTGCAGACTCATCAACAACTGAGCGTGTCTACGTTGCATACCGTGCTCTCTCAATTGAGAACGTATCAGTATCAGCGAAGCGTGACGAAGCAACAATGTTTGACGTTTCATTCCGTCTGCTTCCAAACGACAACGCATCATACGGAACTATCACAGACCGTACATGGGTTCCTGCTTAATAGCAGAATCAATAATTTAATAGGAGCTGCCCTGGCTAACGCTGGGGCAGTTTCGTTTTTGCTATAATAGATATATGGCAACTAAAATATACGACTCAAAGATTATCCATTTCATAGATGGAGATGTTCAGTACATAACTCCATTAAAACTAAAGTACTTAAGACCATTTATGGAAATATTCACGAAAACAGACGAGGAGCTAGATAAGATAGAGATGCTTCTTGAGTGTGGAACTATCGCTATGATGCAATATAGACCAGAGATCAACTCAAAAGAAAAACTAGAAGATCTTGTGGATATAAAAACATTGCAGGATATAGTAAATATTGCAGCAGGAATTTCGTACAAGTCTGGAGAAGATGCAGAAAAAGAAAAAAAGAATGATGAAGTAGACTCACCAGATAATTTCTGGGACACACTTGATTTGGCAAAACTTGAGTCTGAGGTATTTTTGCTGGGTATATGGAAAGACTATGAGGATCTTGAGTCATCTTTGTCATTGCCAGAACTAACAGAAATACTTAATGCAAAAAGAGAGTCAGACTATGAGGATAAGAAGTTCATGGCTGCAATCCAGGGCATTGACCTAGACGAAAAGAGTGGCAATTCCCAAAAAGAAAAAGACCCATGGCAAGCAATGAAGGATAGAGTTTTTGGTGCTAGTTCAGTAGACGAAAACGATATTACAAGCTTTAAGGGACGTAAGGCAGCAGATGCTGGATTTGGAATTGGTATGGGCATTGGGTATACAGATTTACGCCAATCATAGAAAATGTTTTATGCTATAATTTAATTACGCCTAACAAGGAGGACAAATGGCAACCGAAACAAATGAAACAATCAGCGTACAGCTAATCGACGGTACAGTGATTGAAGTAAGACCACTAAAGATTTCTCTTCTCCGTGACTTCATGAAGAAGTTTGAGGGAATTGCAACAGTGGCAGAAGACAACAACAAGTCAATGACACTTCTAATGGAGTGTGTACAGATCGCAATGCGTCAGTACAAGCCAGAGATTGCAGATGACCTTGCAACTCTTGAAGACAAACTAGACCTTCCATCAGTTTACAAGATTGTAGAAGGAGCATCAGGCGTAAAGCTTGGTGAGGGATTCATTTCCTAATTCAATTAAAGAGGTACTAATGAATGGCTGATTTCGAAAGCAAAATTAATTTAAATGTTGATGCTACGCAAGCAATTGCAGCTATCAAGGTTTTGCAGGAACGAATTTCAGCCTTTCATTCCTCAATGGCAAAAAGCGGTGGATTTGCTAACGCCGAACTTGCCAAGATGCGAACAAACCTAGTCGCATCAATTAATGCCACAGGCAGCTATAGAGCAAGCATGACAGAGGTTGTTTCAGCAACCGATGCATTCACAACAGCCCTTGAAAAGAATAAGCTCACGATGGGTGAGACATTCCGCTATACAATGGGATCAACCAAACTCTTTGGTCGTTTCTTTAGAAACGAAATGGAGATGGTTAACAAGGTTGCTCGTGAACGTACAAAGACAATTCAAACTAGCTACCTTAAAATGGGTAGAGATGTCAATGGTGCGATGCAAGCCATTAAGGTTAGACCCCTAGTACTTGACCTCAAGAATCTTGAAACCCAAATGATGATGAATGCACAACGCATTCAGGTCATGAACAAACTTATTGATACTGGCTCAACACAACTTCTTAACTTCGGTAAGAATACACAGTGGGCTGGTCGTCAGCTCATGGTTGGTTTTACTGTTCCACTAACAATGCTTGGCACTATTGCTGCTAAGACATTTATGGACATGGAAAAGGAAGTTGTCAAGTTCCAGCGTGTATATGGAGACTTCTCAACAAGCGTACAAGAAACTGACAAGATGGTTGCGTCCATCAAAGAGCTTGCTACTGAGTTTACAAAATTCGGTGTAGCAGCTAAAGACACTATGAGTCTTGCAGCAGAGGCAGCAGCAGCAGGTTTCCAAGGCAAGGCACTTATTGATCAGGTCACCAACGCATCACGCCTAGCAGTTCTTGGTCAGATCGATCAACAGCAAGCATACGAGACAACAATCTCAGTCACAAATGCATTCGGCATTGCAACAGAAGACTTGGCTGGAAAGATCGACTTCCTTAACGCAGTTGAAAACCAGACAGTTACATCCATCTCCGACCTTACAGAAGCTATTCCAAAGGCTGCTCCTGTCATCCAGCAACTTGGTGGAGACGTAGAAGACCTAGCATTCTTCCTAACAGCAATGAAGGAAGGCGGCATTAACGCATCTGAGGGTGCTAACGCACTTAAGTCAGGTCTTGCAGCCATCATCAACCCAACACAAAAAGCAAGCGACATGCTCAAGGGCATGGGAGTAAACCTTAAAGATATTGTAGACAGCAACGTTGGCGATGTCAAGCAGATGATTATAGACCTTGGAAATGCTCTGAATGACCTTGATCCACTAAACCGTGCTCAGGCAATCGAACAGTTGTTTGGAAAGTTCCAGTTCTCACGTATCTCAACACTTCTCCAGAACGTTACAAAAGAAGGAACACAGGCACAGAAGGTTCTTGGTCTAGCAAATGCATCAGCAGCAGAGCTTGCAGTTCTATCAAAGCGAGAGCTTGACAAGGTTCAGAGTTCTACAACATTCAAGTTCCAGGCTGCTTGGGAGAAGTTCCAGCAAGCCCTAGCACCTGTAGGAGAGCAATTCCTAAAGGCAGTAACCCCCATTCTTGACTTTGGAACAAAACTTTTACAGCAGTTTAATAGCTGGAGTGATGGCTCCAAGAACTTTGCAATGGGTCTAACAGCAGCACTTGGTGTTGTTGGTCCTACACTTCTTATGGCTATCGGTCTTGTAGCCAACGGTATTGCCAACCTAATGAAGTTCTTCGCATTCTTGTCAAGAATGTTTACTGGTGCAACCAAGGATTCGGCAACTCTTGGCATGGAAACACGATACATGACAGAGGCACAGCTTAACGCTGCAGCAGCAGCAACCTCTCTAGGTCAAACACACAGCAAGCTTCAGCAGATTTACACATCTGAAACAGAATCACTTGTTGCACTAACAGCAGCCCTAAACCGTGCTGTAGCAGCACAAGAAAGATTTGGTGCAGCAGGTGGCGGAGCACTAACAAAGCGTGGAAAGGCAGCACCAAAGAAATATGCAGAAGGTGTTGTCATGGTTCCTGGTCCAAAGGGTGCTGGGGACATTGTTCCTGCAATGCTTGCACCTGGCGAAGCGGTCATTCCTGCAGACATGGCACAGAAGTATAGCGGTCTAATTAATGGAATGGTTGCTGGAAACATTCCAGGGTATGAAGATGGAACAACTGGTGCAAAGAAGAGAAAGAACGTACCATTCCCAGAGACAGTAACTGGTCAGGCAATGCACTTGACAGAGCCAACAGCATACATGCCAGCAGATGAGTTGCTAGGACAGTTTGACAAAGAAGTTCAAAAGTTAATCAAGGATGGAATCCTACAGGCATCAGACATCACTCTTGACCAGGTAAATAGCAAGACTGGAAGATCTCAGAGACAAGCAATTGAATCTGCTGGAAGCGGAAGACTTCTGTCAAGCCTTGTTGGTCTTGCTGGTTCAGACATTAATCAACTTTTCAAGAATGACTCAAAGAAGGGTGCTGTACAGCAAAAGGTTTCTGCAAAGGACGCTAGAAGCCACATGCAACGAACTGGTGGATTTATTGGTACAAACCTTGTTGGAACAATGGACTGGCTACAGCAAAAGGGTCGTGGCGTTGAAGGCGGTATGCCAGCAGACAAAGACATTAAGAAGCTTCTTGGAGACATTGAAAAGACACTTGACACAAAGCTTGGTGCTCTAAAGGACACTCCACTAAACGAAAAAGAATTGAACAAGGTTATCCGTGAATCCTTCAAGGAAGCCATTGCTGCAAATAAAAACAAGTCTGTTGGACAACTTGCAGATCGTGCAATGAGACTAATGGAGTCACGCACACAGGTTGCTGTAAGAAACAGTGGTGGAAGCTCTGGAAGAACCACATACTCACCTATTAAGGGCTTTGATGCAAACAGATTCTCTGCTAGTGGTGGTAGAGGTCTAAACATTGTTGAAAGGGTACTTGGAAAGAAGTCACCATTCTCTGAGAAGGGTCACTTTGAGGTTAACGCAAATGATCCAAAGGCTATGAAGGCTGCTCAAGATGCACAAAAGATGCTTAACGAGTTGGCTAAAAACAAAGACCCAAGAGCAAAGATTCTTGCGGACAGACTTGGTGCTTCTGGCGGAGATCCTGCAAAGATTAAAAAGGCACTTGACGAAGTCAAGAAGATGTCTTCTGAAAAAGCAAAACCTGCTGCTGCTCCAAAGGTTACAAAGAAGCCAAGATCTCCACAGGCAAAGGGCTTCTCACAGGTTCAGGACGGCATTTGGGCTGACGAGCACGGAAACACTTACAAAGATGGTAAGTACTATGACCAAGAGGGCAAGAAGACAACCATAAAGGAAATGGAAGAAAAGAAGGCTATCCAGTCTTCAAGACGTGGTCGTCGTGGTGGAATGGGTGCGATCGGTGCAGGTGCAGCTATTGCTGGTGTTGGTATGGCTGCTGGAACACCACTAGACAAGACTATTGAAAATGCAATGACAGGCTCAATGCTTACTATGATGCTTCCACAAAAGATTGCTGGAAAGGCTGCAATTCTTGTTACTGCACTTCTATCTCTTAAGGATGTCATCGATGCATTTAATGAGAAAATGCGTAAAGCAGTTGAGTCTGGTGCAAATCTTGCTAACTCATTTGGAACAACAAACCAAAAGCTAACAGCAATGGGCGAGCAGCTTGGAACTGTTGGTGCAACAGATATCCAGCGATACAAGAATGACGAGATGGTTGCTGGCATTAGCGACCCTGTTGCTCTAGCAGAAGGAAAGAAGCTGCTGCAGTCTGACATTGGAAAGCAAACTCTTGATGACTTTAGAAATGTAATGACCCAAATGGGCAGAGACCAAGCTGTTCAAACGTTAGCTTCGCAGTTGGGAATGTATGTTGCTCAGGGCATCATGACACCAGAACAGGCAAAATCATTTGCATATGCTATTGGTCAAGAGGTTGGAAATACCACAATTACAGCAGACGTTAACATGAAGGTTAATGAGCTAATTGGTCCAAATGGTGAAAAGCTGTCTAATGAACCATTAAAGGTTGTTCTTGAGATCCAGGCTATGAATGTTAACGCATTCCAGGCAGCCATCGGTCAGGCACAAGCTGGATACCAGTCTCCAGTAACTCCTGGTAATGCTGCACTTGGTGCTCTTGGCTATGCACAAACAGCAACAGGTCTATCCATTACTGGAAAGGGGCTGTCTACAGTAGCGTCCGAGGTTGGCGAAAAGGCATTGGGCAAAGAGGCTACCTCTAAATTTGCACAACTTGCACTAAATAGTCTAGCAGGGCAAATGACAAAAATTAACCTTGCTGGAAAAGCAATGTCGTCGGTTGGGGCAAGACTTCTTCCAGTAGTTGGTGAAAAGATTGCAGGAATTGTATTTAGAAAGATGGCTCTTGGTGCTGCAAAGCTTGCTGGAGGAGCACTTGCCGCAGAAACAGGAGTTGGTGTTGCAGTAGCAGTTGCAGGTGCTATAGATATCGCTACTGGAGTTTGGGAAATTGGGGCAGCAGTAGCTGACTATAACAAAGCACTTGAAAATAATGCCAAAATTGGTGCTTATGCTGCACAGATGGGAATGAACCTTCTTCAGCAAAACGAACAGCTCAAAGATGTGTTGGCAACACAATATGACCAAAAACTTGCAGAGCTAGATGCACAGTTGATTACAACAAAGGATGCTAAGGACCGCAAAAAAATTGAAGAAGATATTAACAAGCTTATCGAAGAAAGAAACACCGCACAGGCAGAATTACAGGCAAACTCTGCAAAAATAACTGACAATGTTCTTGGATACCTTATGCAGGATACAGGAAGATCTTTTGGTGAGAATGGACTTTTGCAAAAGCAGTCAGCCATCACATATAAAGATAATCCAATTGCACAAGATGCAGCAAATGCAGCAATCAACCAAGTAGACCAGATGGGCTTGAAAGATACAAAATTCGGAGTAACAGTTGCTCTTCAGGTTGCTTATGGAAATATTGATCCAACAACAGCAGCAACACTTATATCTGCAGGACAAGCCAGCGAACCTCTTCGTGCAGGATTTGAACTGTTGGTAACATCCAAGGGTCTTGAAGAAAGCTCTACCGTTATGCAGCTCATAGGAAGAGCTATGCAGGGCGGTATGAACAAGGACATGAATATTCCTGTAATGCTAAACATGATGTCAAATAGCGGATTTGATGTGCAGTCACTAGCAAGCCTAGTAGACCTTTCAGCCAAGAGCGACGGTATTACACTAGTAAATGAAAGCAACCTAATTAAGACACAGTCATTATTTGATCAGCTTGAAAGAGTTAATACAAACGTTAGAAAACAAGATCTCATGTCTATTAATGAGCAGACTGGAGGACAGTTCCAATACATTCTTGATAATTGGGAAGAGCTGTCTGGTACAGATAACCTAATCACAAAGGACGTTCTTGTTAACTACCAGGTGGCTGGTGGAGACAACAATGCTGTATGGAAGTGGATTAATGCAAATGGTCTACAAGACAGTCTTGGGTCTGGTGCAAGCAAGGAACAGCTAATTGCAACATACCGTGTCAAGTACATCGCATCACTTGAAATGGATGGAGAGACTGGTGCTACTGATACTAGAGACCTATACAAGACTGTAACAAAGACATCCTCTGGTGGCTCTGGAGAAGACCCAGAACTAAAGAGACTCCAAGACCAGCAAGACAAGAAGCAGAAAGCCCTTGACGTAATCGCCATTCGTGAAGATAGAATTAACAAGAAGTATGACGAGCGTAAGAAGGCTCTACAAGACATCGCAGACGCACAGGCTGAAATCACAGCACAACAGCAAAGCCAGATGGATCTTGCAGATGCACTATCTAAGGGTGACGTTGCTGCAGCAGCCAGAGCAGCCCAAGCAATTCAGTCTAAGAATGCAGAGACTGCAGTTTCGAATCAACAGAAGTCACTTGAGAATGCAAGAAAGTCTGAGCTGGACAATGTGTCTTTCCGTGGCATGACTAGAGGAGGTCTTGAGCCACAGCTTGACAAACTAAAAGAACTTATTGCAATTCGTGAATACGAACTATCTCCAAAGAAGAATTCTGGTGGCGGTGGCGGAACCTACCAGGTTCAGGAAAAGACACCAAAGCCAGGATATGATGCACAGCACAAGCAGGGCGAAGGTGAATGGGTTGAAGACAAAAAATCTGGTAAGTGGATTTGGAAGCCATCACCAAAGGCTGTGGCTCCTGCTACCGCAGATGGGCTATCACACACTGCAGCAGCAGCACCAAAGAGCGACTGGTTCAGCGACTCCATGAAGAATGTTGAGAAGTGGGCAACAGACTTTATGAACCAGCCATGGGTTAAGAGCATCCAGGCAATCTTTATTGGAACTGGAGAAATCTTTAACGAGTTTGTTATCGTACCAATTCAGCAATTCTTTACAGATGTTGGCAACTGGATTAATGAAAACATTGTAGTGCCTTGGAATAACATGGTTGCACAGATAAAGGCATGGTGGGATGAAAACATCTCTAAGCCAATTAACGACTTCTTTACAATGGTTGGAAACTGGATTTATGAGCACATCACTACTCCTTGGAACAACATGGTTACTGCTATTTCAACTTGGTGGAACGACAACATTGCAACACCAATTAACAACTTCTTTACATCGGTATCCCTATGGATTGACGAGCATATCACTCAGCCATTCAATCGTGCAATTGCCTGGGTACAGGAAAAGTTTGGACTGTTCTTCTCATGGTTCAACGAAGACAAGTCAATGAAAGAAAAGATTGACGATGTTAAGAAGTGGTGGAAAGACACCATTGACAGCGTATCAACCTGGTGGAAAGAACTTCCAGACAAGATCGGAAAGTGGTTTGGAAGTATTGGAACCACAATCAAGGACTCATTTGTTACTGCTGTAAATGGTGCTATTGAAGCACTAAACAAGTGGAAGTTCAAGATTCCAGCATTTGAAATTATTCCTGGACAGGCTTGGACAAAGGTTGGTGGACAAACATGGGATCCATTTGACATTCCACACATCAAGCTTAACGAGGGTGGACAGGTTCCTGGCATTGGTAATACGGACACTGTGCCAGCAATGCTTACACCAGGAGAGTTTGTAATCAATAAAGAATCTGTTAAGGACTTTGGTGCTAAGAACCTTGCATCGATTAACTCTGGTTCTTCAGCATCAGACTCTGGTTCAGTGTATAATTATAGTGTAGTTGTTAATGCAGCAACAGGTGCTAACGCAGATGACATTGCAAATGTTGCAATTGCTAAACTACGAGCTATGGAATCACGCAGAATTGGAGGAAACAGATAATGGCTACATTGGCATACATGCAAAATCGTCAGAAGTACACTAGACCACAGGCTATTCTGTTTGCTGATAATTCTGGAACGGCAAACATATTTGTAAAAGTTGAAGGCGTTACTGCAAACCTGACATCTGGATCAGACGAATTTGTTCTTAACGGTCAGTCAAGCCTTAAGCCAGGATACCACCTTATAATAGACGGATCTACTCTTGGATTAGTTGAGGGAGTTTCTGGAGTAGAGATATCTGAGGTTGCGTATAATGGTGAAACAACTACTGTCAAACTTAGTGCTGCCCCAACCTCAAATGGAACAATAACATTCGATGCAGGACCAGTTGTGTATACCCCAAACGGCACAGAGTTTGACAATTTTATTATTCTTACAGACGACAACAGGCAGTACATTGACGTAGCCCCAGAGCGTATTGAAAAGCGTGAGCGTATGATTAATGGACGTATGCGTTCATACCACATTGCTGACAAGGTAAAGATATCTAGCAACTGGGACATGGTTCCGTCAAAAGCATTTGTAGAAATGCCCAATATCGCCTCTACAGGAGTTGTTCTGAATAACGATTATGGTCTTACTCAGATTACATCAGATGGTGGTGCAGCAGGGGCTGACATGAAGGAATGGTATGACAATAATATTGGCTCTTTCTGGGTATATCTTTCCTACGACAATTATAAAGTGGATGGCGGAGCAGACAGTTATGATAAAATGGTAGGGTATGATAAACCAATCGAAATGTTCTTCTCTAGCTTTGCTCACACAGTACAAAAACGAGGCGGATCATACGACTACTGGAATGTCCAGTTGTCTTTGGAAGAGGTCTAAATGTATAACGACAGTGACTTAATTAGCCACCTAGAGTCTGCCACAGCTATCAAAACGCAATCATTTGTTTATGCAGAAATAAACATGAATGATGCCACAAACATAAGCCTCATTGGTAACTACAAGAATAGACCATACGATGGTGTTGGTGTTTCTTCTTCATTCACGTCTGAAAGCTCTTCTACACCATTTTCATCAAGACAGCATTACGGATATACAGATTCAGACACTGTTGTTGACGGAGGGCTTGATGACAACAATTTGCCACTAGCCTTTATTTCTCAAAAGACTAAAAACAAAATGCTATATTCTCTAGAGGATTGTTTTGGTAAGTTTAGACCACGTTCTGGAATTAACAAGGCTGTGTTCTTGCCAGGGTATTTTGTGCATGGCATTGGCAGAAGCATGATGAATCGTCCTAGGTACTACATATCTGACAAGAACGATGTGTTTAAGTATTGGACATCTTTCCGTGAACAGGAGATTCCATCAGACTCATTTAAAATTTCATCAATTCTACCAATAGTCACGATAACAGAAGAGGCTCTTGCAGAAGAAGACTGGACTACAGAAGATCCAGACTCAGACTATGATGCAGAATCAAACCCATACGTCACGTCAATTCTGACCAGATCATTCAAACTTAGGGTAACAATACCAACAAATAACATTGGTCTTGGGAACTCAATTACCATAAGTGGTATGGAAGATAACCTGGCTGTCTACAATGGACAATACGATGTAATTGACATTAATATAGATGGTGGAACAAATGTTGTTGTTGAAACAGATATTGATCCAGACTGGGATGCTGAATACGGTGGACTATCCACAGTTACCCCAACAACTATTACATCAGATGCATATGTGAATACAAAGTACCAGGTTGCTACACGAGGTCTGTCAATTTCTAGTGCTGGTGATGAAGGGTACTACATTGACGACGCAGCACCGTTTATTGTTTACAAAGAGCAGATTCCAGCAAACAGAATAGTTCTTAAGATGCAAACGCATGTTGGTACTGTTGGTCTTGGAAACATTACATATAATGGTAAGACAGTCCCAGACCCACTATACGATGAAGAAGATACAATCTTTAATCGTGCAGTTCCGATATCTTGGAAGATCCAATACCTAGATACATCAAATAGCTGGAACACAATTAAGGAATTCTCATCGGACGATAACAGTATAATGCCAGTTATCCCAAGAGATGGATACGTTGAGCTTCAGTATAGCAACGGTAGCTGGGAGATTGGAAACCAGGCACTAGAAGCAAGTACACCACTTATAACAGATATAGTCTCTCCAACAGTCATATCTGGAAATATGTATGAGCAGTTTATGCTCATCAAGGGACTCAGAGTCGTTGTTGATACAATGAGTAGAAACGGTGTAACCTTCGACCTCCTAGAGATTTCTCCAAGACTGGCAGTAAACATGTCAGATGTTACAAAGCAGTTCTCCATAAGCAAAACTGCATCAGACCTTGGAGGAAGCGGACTACCTGTTGGTCAGCTATTGGCATCTACAGGAAGCATAACCCTAGCAGATTTTGAGGGGGAGTTCAACTCTGACAACCCATTGATACTAAGTGGTGGAACAGTAAACCCAAACGGAAGCGTAATCTCAAAGTACATCAAGAAGGGTGCTCAGTTCAAGTTCTATGAGCTAGTGAGAGACGTTCTAATAGGCGACGTGTACTATGACTCATATGTTCCACTCAAGACCCTATACGCTGAACAAATGCCAGACATATCTTTTTCAGACAAGACAGCAACATTAACACTAAGAGATGCATACTACTACTTTGAAGATATCAAGTCACCAAGACTATTAATCTCTGATGCATCACTAAGCTACATTTTGGCAACCGTTCTAGATAGTATTGGTTTCACAAACTATATATATAAGAGATCTCCAAATGACCCAGATCCAATAATTAGACACTTCTTCGTGTCCCCTGGCTCTAGTGTTGCAGATGTTATTCAAGACCTTGCAGTATCTACACAAACCGCAGTATTCTTTGACGAATATAATAACCTTGTATTTATGTCAAAAAGCTATATGATGCCATCTATAGGCTCTAACGACAGGGCTACTGAATTCGACGCAATCCTTGTCGGAGATTCTGATGTGGTTGGAGATGAGAGTACCCAGCCAAACATTGTTGAAATAACTAAGAATGAGAATACAATTTTTAACGACGGAAGGATTAAGTTCTCCGAAAGATATATTCAGAAGCAGGTCTCTAGCGTGTCACCTGCACCCAAAACAAGTGAGAATGGTGCTGCACAACAAAGACTTGTTCTTCCAAATGAGCAGACGTGGGTATACTCTTCAGTACTTCTTTGGGAGCCAGGTCCATCTGACAGTGTAAGACCATCTGGATCTAACAAGGGTGGAACTCAGTCTGGCGAAGTCTTGGCAGCTATACCACTAAAGTCTAACCTCAGTGCATCAGCACCAACAGTAGTTAATGGTGAAGTGGTCAACAACGTTATTGATCTTGGAGAAGCTGTATACTGGCTGCCAAGATATAATGGTTACTTCCACGCAAACTCAGAGATAATCAAGTATGATGCTGTTGAGTATAGTGTCGCTGGTACTGGAAATGTGTGGATTAGGAGTCCAAAAGACTACGAGGATTATTTTAGTGAACTACCATATAACGGAAAAATATTCCCAACAGGAAAGGTTCGCATATTCTCAGAGCCAAAGTATATAAAGGATTCAGAGGGAAATACTATACTTAAGGATGGACCAGTATCAAGACATGGACGTGCTCAGTTTGGAACTAGGGCAGTTCTGCACAAGGCAGGTATTGACGGTTCACACTGGACAAAGACTAACGTAACTGGGATTGAGATGAAGTCATCTTTGCTATTTGGAGATCAGTATATAACAGAAAAAAAGATTACTGGTGCAAAAAGAACAAATGGAAAGAAAACAATCACTGTTCCATCATATGCAAAAAACTATATTATTGTTGGTCAGTCAATTTCTGGAACTGGCATTCCAAGCTCTACAACAGTGTCTAGCTGGAACCCAAGTACCAGAGCACTAGTAATGTCTAAGAATGCAACGTCTAGTAGCTCAGATGCCACATTTACAGTGTCTGGAAAAAATATCTATGACAGTTCACTAATTAATTCGGCATATGGATTCTGTGTTACAAAGAATAAAACAAAAGCAGCAAAGTCTTCAAGAACAAGTGTAATTAAAAACTACATGAGCAGTGCTACTGGATCAGAAACTTCTCCAGAGTCTACACTTGCAACCTCAACGTTGCAGTCATCAGCACTTGTATTTTCAGGACCAGAGTTCTCTGGATCTGGCATTGCACCAACAGACTACCTTTCATGTGTCTACACTGCTCCAAGCAAGGCATCGATAAAGAATGCAAAGCACAAGCACTACGGCACAAGAATGAGAATTATTGGTACAGACTCTGCTGACCCAACACTATCAACAGTTGCTGGTGCAGAAACAGTCTTCACAAAATCAAAGCTCAAGGGGTCTTCTGGCGGTATTTCTGTAATGTTTGACAAAAACCGTGGAACAGGATACTTTCTAGAGCTAATGGCTTTAACAGATGAAAACATGGCAGTATTTAACGCTGATAACGCAAATACAAATGACCTGTCTGAATCTATATTCAATATTGCACTATACAAGACATATAAGCAAACAGCCTATGCATCTGGAACAAGTATAACTGGTGCAGTTACCAGCATCAAGGTTCATGACAAAGACAAAAAGTATCTCAAATACTACGTGCCAAACGTTGCTGCAGTTGGTGAAAATGCATCAATTACTGGTACTGGATGGAACACTACTGGCGATATCATTGCAAGAACAGATTCATATGTTGTTTTAAAGTATAACGGAACAAAAACAGTTCCAAACAATGGTGTAGTTGTTACTGGAGATAAAAAGGGGACGTTCTCTATTAGAGCAAAGGCTATTCCAATTAAGCTTTGGACAGGCATGACAAATGTAATTACAGATAACGGAATGTTTACTGGTCAGCAAAGAATGACAGGTCAGGACAATCCGTCTGTTTACGACCTTGCGATAGAATATGAAGAAATTGGAAACAGCCTAAAGTTCTACATCTATCTTAACAACATTCTTATAGGTTCAGTCGTTGACGGTGACCCAATTCCAAAAGCAAGAAGAACCAATACCGTATCCCTATTCGTTAGAGGAAGCTCAAGGGTGATGTTTGAAAATCTTTATGCTCTTGGAGCAGACGATAGTGTAAACTACCGAAACTCAAGCTACGCACCATATACAGACTCAATGAACTTTAACATGGAAACAGACTCTGACGCAGCATTCTCAAAGTATTCCATGCCAAAGGTTGTGTCAACTACATACTTTAAGGGTATTAGCCCAATTGCACCACCAGCAATAGACATGTTCTATGAAGAATTTGGAACAATCATGCGTGAAGCAAAGCACTACAATGTTAACTTTGACAAAGCATATCCAGCATTTAGATCAATGCTTGCTCCAACATTCAATCCGATTAAGGGGTATGCTGTAAGTGGATACGTGGCAACGCCATACGGTGCTGAATTTATGGTGTTTAACACTATGGACTCTGCCCTGGTATTTGGTGACAACCAAAACCCACTGAACATTCTTGGAATTACATTCACCAACCAAGCAGATAGAAACTATACAATGGATGACCATCTGACAAAAGCGAGTGACTACTCTAACTATGAAATGATTACAGAATCCAACGTTGATGACGTACCGTTCGACCCTGCACTATCAAAGAAAGTTTATCAAAACATTAAGAACAGCAGAACGACATATGGGAAAAAGGAATTCGTCATTGATGCAACATATATCCAAACCCAAGATGACGCAGAGCTAGTAATGGACTGGATGATTAAGAAAACGTCTACTCCAAGAAAGTCTGTTGGTCTAACGCTGTTTGGTATGCCACACATTCAGTTGGGAGACATTGTCAAGATTCACCACAAAGACGCTGAAGGGTATTTTGTAAATCCAGATAGCATTTTTGTTGTATATGATATCGATTACTCGTCCTCAAATTCTGGACCACAAACAACAATCTATGTAAGCGAGGTGGATACAAATGGTTGATTCCGTAAATTCATTTCTTCCAATATCCGTATACGAATCAAATAAAAAGGGTATAAAGGTTGCAAGACCAGATATTATAGTACCAGTACCAAACAATGCAACGTCCTTCTTTACGATCAATAGGTCAATTGCACAGATCAATAGCAGAGAGATTCTGTTTTTGTCAAGGCACGATACCATTGACAGCCCTCTTATTTCTGAGCCAAGATTCCTAAAGGATACTGGGTCAAGACTAGTTGTTCCAAAACACCTTGACGTTGACGACATCTATCTAAAGGTTGCTTTGGCAGACATTGACCTTTATGCCTATATTCCGATCATAGAGGCAATACGTGATAATGGATATGACTTGTCATCTATACAGGTTATCTTAGAGAACCTACCAGACGAGTACTTTATCCAAATAGAGTCTATAAACCCACAAGTAAAAGACTTTAGCCTATAGTCTAGCCAGTTCGTGATATAATTAATTTATGATTACAGACAAAGGCAAAGACATTATTACCAAGTTTATGGCTGGACAAGCACCAGCATATGGTGCTTATATCGCTGTTGGTTGTGGGCATGTTCCAGGAGCAACCCTACCAGCATCATCGCAGGAATCAATGATTTTTGAAACAGTAAGAACTGCAGTGTCGTCAGTATCGATTGTTCAAGACGAAATGACTGGCGAGCCGTACATTGTCTTTGCATCGGAGCTACCTACACAAAACAGATACTCAATCACAGAGGCTGGACTGTATCCATCATCGTCAAATCCAGTAGCCCAGTCTGGAAGCAGACAGATGTTCGACTTTACAAATTCAGAAAGATGGGAAGTTCACGAGCCAACAAGAACCCTATCAATTCCAGACTACTCAACCCTGCCTCTTTCAAAAAATAATCCAGGAGTGATCAATATAAATGACAGAGGGAACGACGGATCAATTGACCAGTCTATTCCAATTTTTTCAGTCGCTGCTGACGACTCTTTGTTCTTAGAGGATGACAGATTAATTTCAAATGAGCAGCCACGAATGTTCACTGACACATACATGATGCGTGGGAATACATCATATCTATCTGTAGATGGAAGTGGGTTCCTAGTACCAGAATCTGGATCAACACATATTCACTATGTAGACTCAGCATTGCAGCTTGGTGCAAACTCATCAGAAGACCTCATCAAGTTGGCTTACTCGGTAAATATGGTAGACAGAACACAGACTACACAGAGCACCCCAAAGTACGTTCGAATTCTTGTACAGTTTTCGTCAGACGAAACAGAGGCTGCTGGCGGTCAGTATGCAAACTTCCAGGTTGTAGAAACAAATGTAAACCTGTCAACCAACGCATACTTTGTTGCACAGAACAGGCTAGATGAAATTAAGAAGACTGAACTATTCTCCTGGTCTCAGGTAAAAATTGCCAAGATTTTTGCATCGGTATTCGAAGAGTTTACAACAGCAAGCTATTCAATTGTAGACAATGTCGCTACTATAACAACACAGTATGATCACGGATTTGAGGTTGGGTTCCCAGTTACAGTTGCTGGAGTAACCAGCATAGCAGACGGAACATATACAATAACTGCAACTACAGCAGACACAGTCTCATTTGCGTATACTGCAAGCAACACAAGTGGAACAGACACCAATGGTACGGTTGTTTCGGCATCTGGAAACTACTATGTATCGCTTGATGCAATGAGATTTGATAATATCTTTGACGCAAGACTAAACCCATTATATGGTCTAGTCGCATATTCATCAGTATCAAGAAACGTGTCAATTCTGGAGGGTACTGCCTATACAGACATTGCGATTACAAAGAATCAAAACGAGAACAGTTATATTCAAATAAGAATTCCAGTAGGTGTGGCATAATGGCAGATACCAAAAAGATAGGTTTTACCCTGGCTGACCTAGAAGACTATGGCAATAACTATTACTGTGTTAGGTTTAGGATAGTGTCAGAATCGCTTTCGGAGGTCTCAGACTGGTCTCCAATATTCCTGATACCAAAACAGGCATAGTCTGGTATACTTTATTTAGGAGAAAATATGACTACATTATCGACACCACAGGTTGGACAGCCACTAGACACTTCGTACCTGTCCAGTCTTATTAACGCTATCAATGAGATTGCTGACTACAGAGGAGTTGCGTCTGTTACATCTAATAGCATCTGGGCTGGTGGGACATCAAAGCAGCAGCTTACAGCAAGCAACACAATGTTCGTTACGGACCAGGTTGCCGTTCCAGACTTTTCTGGAAAGCTGGATGCAGGTAAGGAAAAGAATCTAACAATTAATTTCCCAACGTTTGCCCACACCCCAGTAGTTACTGCAACAGCTATATCCGCAATGCCAATGTCTGTAACAATAAGGGCGATCAATCAAAACTCTGTGACGGTAACTCTTCGTGTTGAAAAAACAGGAGAAGTTGGAACTGTACGAGTTAACATTATTGCTATCGGTAAACCTGCATAATCATGGCACTAGATAGAGAAGCATACAACTCTGCACCTGTTATACCAGGAAATAAAAAGGTATGGTTTTTAAATGGCGACCTGGTTCGTGTACACCACATCAACAGATCAAATGGAATAATGTCTGTGTACAATATAATTGAAGACAGAATTGAAAGTTGTTTAATTAATGATTTCAAGAGAAATCGACTTAAGGCATACACGGTTGGTGAGACTGCAACTCTTGTGAATAGGCACAAGAAGTACATGCCTGACCTGATGAAGCGTGGTGTCATCCCATATCCCACTGGAAGCAGCAAGGGTGGCAAGACAGGCTTTCAAATTAGAAGTTATTATTCAGAGTTGCAGGTACACGAGATTCGTGATATACTAGCATCCTACCACTTTGGTAGACCACGTAAGGACAAGCTCATCACCAACGATATGACTCCAACAAGACAGGAGTTGACAAGGCGTATGGGAGATGGTATACTTACATATACGAAGACTGAAGATGGGCGATTCATTCCCATCTGGTCAGAATCAATCTAGTCCATAAGGAGAGACAATGGAAAACGAAAACACTACAGTTCAGGTTGGTCTTGGTTATACACTTAACCTTGGCAACTTCCAATCACTGCGTATTGATTTGCAGGTTGGCGACTCACGTCGTGAGGGAGAAACTATCAATGAAGCCTTTGAGCGTGTTTATAGCTTTGTAGAAGCGAAGCTTGCTGAGAAGGTAGCCGAAGCCCAGTCAGAGGCTGACGGTAAGTAATGGCTGAACGCAAAGACCGTATGGCTTTGCTCAGTCGATATGCTAAACTGCACACAAAGCATTATGAGCAAAGAGTTACGCTCAATCTAAATGTTGAGCAGTGGGCTGCAGATGCCCTTATAGAGTCGTATGGACTGCCAGAGTGCTACGACCTACTAGAGTACTACTTTTCAGTAGCACAAACACCAACCTGGAAATACTTTGCCAACTATGCTGACAAGGTTATTGAAGCCAGAGAACAATATGAGCAAGATCTTAAGGAGAGAGCCGAACGCCGAGCGATGGCTAAGGAGTGGTTAAATGAGTAATACAGAGTCAAAGCTAATTTCTGCGGTACTGCAAGATAAGCAGGTACACGTACTATTACAGGCAAACGTAGATAACATCCTACGCACACATAACGATATCTGGCAATTCATTCGTAACTATTCTGAGATGAATGGCACAGTGCCACCTGTATCACTTGTTGTAGATAAGTTCCGTGACTTCTCTCCTGTTGACGGAATTGGTGCTACCAAGTATCACCTTGAAGAGCTACAGGCAGAGTTCCTTAATGACAGCCTCAAGGACATTCTTCGCAACACAGCAAGTGAGGTTCAATCTGGTCAGGGTGTAAAGGCTCTTGAGGAACTAATTACACAGACATCCGCACTCAAGAAGAATACCTCTGTCATTCGTGACATTGACGTTATTGATATTGAGGATGCAGTTGCATACTACGAGAATGTAAAGCGACAGAATGAGATTGGGTCTGTTGGTATCAAGACTGGTCTTGCTGGCTTTGACAACTACCTACCTGCTGGTATTACTCCAGGTCAGCTAGGCGTGTTCCTGGCATATCCAGGTATCGGTAAGTCGTGGATGGCTCTGTACTTCGCTGTACAGGCTTGGAAGCAAGGGAAGTCACCACTAATCATCTCTCTTGAAATGAGTGAGACAGAAGTTCGTAACCGTGTATTTACAATCATGGGTGAGGGTCTTTGGTCACATCGTAAGCTTTCTGCTGGTCTTGTAGAGACAGACGACCTTCGTCGTTGGCACGGTAAGGAGCTTGTTGGTAAGCCAGAGTTCCACATTATCTCAAATGATGGTGGTGGAGAAGTAACGCCAAGCGTTATTAGAGGTAAGATTGACCAGTATAAGCCAGACCTTATTATTGTTGACTACTTGCAGCTTATGTCTCCAAACCAGAAGTCAGACAACGAGACTGTTCGTATGAAGAACCTCTCTCGTGAACTAAAGCTCATGGCTATTAGTGAAGAAATGCCAATCATTGCTATCTCGTCAGCAACACCAGACGACGTTAACAAGCTTGACACCGTTCCTACACTTGGTCAGACTGCATGGTCACGTCAGATTGCTTACGATGCTGACTGGGTACTTGCTCTAGGTCGTGCCACTAACTCTGACATTATTGAGTGCGTGTTCCGTAAGAACCGTAACGGATTTATGGGTGAGTTTATCGTCCAGGCTGACTTCGACAAGGGATACTATAAGTACAAGGACTTTGAAGAAAATTAGGTATAATAGTATGTATGGATCACAGTCACCACAAGTCAATAAAGAGGTTCTCTCTGGACGGTATCATCAAAGATGATATCTCCATTGGGAGACTTCGCCAGGAGTACACAAAGCTTCTCAATACAGAGATGCGACTCAATGGTTACGCACCAAGACTTGACATAGACCCAAACTTTACGATATACTATAACCACGATAAAGATTACTTTGAATTTATATTATCAGTATATGGAACATACATTGGAAGAAAAAAGGCAGAATGGATACAAGGAATAGACGGAACCGCACTAGTTCCTACACAGAAGAGCAAATCAAACGAGTTATCGCAGGATCAGGAATCAACGTCGAATCAGAAGTAGATTCAGACTACTTGATTTTTTGTCCTTTCCACAATAACTACCGTACACCTGCAGGTGAGGTAGACAAGCGTTCTGGTTTCTTCTACTGCTTTTCCTGCCAGCATGTATGTGACCTAACAGAGCTTGTGATGCACAGTTCTGGTCGCACCTATTTCGAAGCGGTACGTTTCATTAAGTCTAAAGAGACTGAGTCTAATCTAGAGCAGCAAATCAACAAGGCACTTGTAGTTAAACAAGACTACGTTCCATTTGACGAGCTTGTGATTAAGCGTCTCAACAACCAAGCACTTGAGTCTCCTCGTGCTATGCGATACTTCCAGGGCAGATTAATTACAGAAGACTCTGTAAAGCGTTTTAGCCTTGGATACTCTGAAAAGCAGGACATGGTCACCATTCCTGTAGCCTCACCAGACGGAGTTGACATTGGGTTTGTTGGTCGATCCGTTGAGGGTAAAGAGTTCAAGAACACTCCTGGACTACCAAAGTCAAAGGTATTGTTCAATCTACACAGGGTAAAGACTGCTGGGAAAGTGTATGTCGTTGAATCATCATTCGATGCCATCCGTCTTGACCAGTGTGGTTTTCCTGCTGTAGCAACATTGGGTGCAAACGTGTCCAAGATTCAAACAGACCTGCTTCAGAAGTATTTCAATAACATTATTGTTATTGCTGATAACGATGAGGCTGGCGGTAACATGAAAGAAAAGCTAATTGAAAAGCTTGGCAATCGTGTTAGCGTTATTACATTAGATAAAAAGTATAAAGATATTGGCGACATGTTAGATGAAGATATCAAGAATTTGGACGAAACATTTGACAAAACCATTATGGCTATGCTACAATAATAATCCAACCAATTAAGGAGAAATATATATGAGTATCATCAGAGGGCTTAAAGACATCAACGCTATTGTTGACAAGCCAAAATATGAAGGAACTGGACAGAAGGTCCGATGGGTCAAGCTTGCAGATGGACAGTCTGCCAAGATCCGTTTTATTGAAGAGCTGGACCAGGATTCAGCTAACTACTCAGAAGACCGTGGTCTTTCTGTAGTAATCGCAGAGCACACCAATCCAAAGGATTACAAGCGTAAGGCTGCTTGTACAATTGATTCTGAGGGTCGTTGCTACGGCTGTGAGATGGCTCGCAAGGAGCCTAAGTCTGGATGGCGTTCACGTCTCCGCTTCTATTGCAACGTTATCATCGATGACGGAACTGAAGACCCTTACGTAGCCGTATGGTCACAGGGTATCAGCAAGCAGTCAGCGTTCAACACAATTCGTGAGTACGCACTTGAGACTGGTTCGGTATCGAACCTTGAGTGGAAGATTAAGCGTAACGGTCAGGGAACTGAAACCAGCTACACCTTGCTTCCTACCAAGCCAGACTCAGAGCCTTACGCCTGGGGAGAAATCGAAGCATTCGATCTTGAAAAGGTCGTTCGTGAAGTTGCTTATGCAGAGCAGGAGAACTTCTACTTCGGATTCGACACTCCGTCAATCACATCCAGTAATTCAGACTGGTAAAACCTGCGAGCTGGGCATCTCCTAAAACTGCCCACTTTAAACTTTTCAAAAACTAACGTAAGGATATAATGAGTTACGCTGGACTTCACGTTCACACACACTTCTCGCTTTTCGATGGAATTGCGACACCACAGGAATATGTGGACAGGGCTGTAGCAATTGGTATGCCAGCCATCGCCATCACAGACCACGGTTCACTATCAGGACACCGTGAGATGTATCGAACTGCCAAGGCTGCAGGTATCAAACCTATCCTTGGAATTGAGGGGTACATTACCAAAGATCGCTTCGACCACGAAGACAAGAAAGATAAGAACGACCCCCTAGACCTTAACTACAACCACTTGATTATTCTTGCCAAGAATGCAAAGGGTCTGGAAAACCTTAACAAGCTTAATGAACTTGCTTGGACTGAGGGATTCTTCAAGAAGCCTCGTATGGACTGGGCTATTCTAGAGCAGTACAAGGATGGACTTGTAATTACATCTGGCTGTCTTTCGGGATACCTTGCTAAGGCTATTGAAGCAGACAATCTAGCTGCTGCCAAAATGCACCTCCAATGGGCTAAGGATACGTTTGGAGACGATTACTACATTGAGGTAATGCCACACAACCCTGCAGAAGTTAACAAGCTTATTCTGGAGCTTGCAGACGAGTTTGGTCTCAAGCCTGTGGTCACTCCTGACTGCCACCACTCTGACCCAGAGCAACGTGAAATCCAGGAACTCAAGCTTATCCTCAACTCATATGCCAACAAGACTGTTAAGGATGTTTCATACGAGAAGTCTGCAAAGATGGACAACCTTATGGACCGTCTAGACTACCTTTATGGTGCAGACCGCCAAATGACATTCCGTGACTTTGAGATTCACTTGCTCTCTGACGAAGAGATGCACCGTGCCATGGAAGCTCAGGGTATTGATCGACAGGACATGTATGACAATACTCTTGAGATTGTGAACAAGGTTGAGGACTATGAAATCCAAGACCACCTTGACCTACTTCCTGCACAGTATCAGAACCCAAACCAGGAACTAGCAAACCTTGCTATGGATGGACTCCGTGAAATGGGTCTAGACAAGGCGGAGGGCTACGTAGAGCGACTTGAGGAAGAGCTTGCAGTAATTGCAGACAAGAACTTTGGTCCTTACTTCCTAGTTGTTCGTAACATGATTAACTGGGCTAAGAAAGAGGGAATCATGGTAGGACCAGGACGTGGTTCTGCTGCTGGCTCGCTTCTTTGCTATGCTCTTGGAATCACAGACATTGACCCAATTCAGCACGGTCTTCTGTTCTTCCGATTTATTAACCCAGAGCGTAACGACTTCCCAGATATCGATACAGATATCCAAGACAGCCGTCGTGAAGAGGTTAAAGACTATTTGGTACGCCAGTACCGTCACGTTGCATCCATTGCTACGTTCCTTGAGTTCAAGGGTAAGGGTATTGTTCGTGACATTGCACGTGTATTGATGGTTCCACTAACTGACGTAAACAAAGTGCTGAAAGTAGTAGATGATTGGGATGACTATTGTACATCAAAACAGACGGAGTGGTTCCGTGAAAAGTATCCAGAAATTGAGCAGTATGGTGAAAAACTTCGTGGGCGTATTCGTGGGACTGGTATTCACGCTGCTGGCGTGGTTACTTCTAAGCTTCCTATTTTTAAGTTTGCTCCCTTGGAGACTCGCACCTCGCCAGGAAACAAGGAGCGAATCCCAGTTGTAGCAGTAGACATGGAAGAAGCAGAGCGTATTGGTCTAATCAAGATTGATGCTCTGGGTCTTAAGACACTATCGGTTATTCAGGACACTCTCAAGATTATTGAGGAACGTACTGGTGACAACATTGACCTACACAAGATTGACATGGAAGACAAAAAGGTTTACGCCATGCTGTCTGACGGTCTCACAAAGGGTGTCTTCCAGTGTGAAGCCACACCTTATACCAACCTACTCGTGAAGATGGGTATCAAAAGCTTTGCAGAGCTTGCTGCTTCGAACGCTCTAGTTCGTCCAGGTGCTATGAACACCATTGGTAAGGACTACATCGCTCGTAAGCACGGTAAGCAAAACCTTGATTACAAGCACACCAAGATGAAAGCATTTACTGAAGAGACATACGGATGTATCCTTTATCAGGAACAGGTTATGCTCGCATGTACTGAACTTGGTGGCATGACAATGGCAGAGGCGGATAAGGTCCGTAAGATCATTGGTAAGAAAAAGGATGCAAAAGAGTTCAAGCAGTTCCAGGACAAGTTCGTAGAGGGTGCTTCTCGCTACCTGTCTCCAAACATTGCAGAAGAACTATGGCACGACTTTG